TCAGCGACTTGTTTTGTTAATTCAACAGTACTACCTGAGACACCAAAGTTTTCAAATGAAACACGGAAACGGTATTTCATTTTTGGCATTAGTAGACCCTGTGTAGCAGAGCTTTGATTACTTGCTAGCGGTACTGTAAATCTTGATAATGATGCAATTGACATTTATGTTCTCCTAATTAGTTTTAAGCTAACCCTTTAATTTCGCCAGTGTTCTTCAAGCGTAGTGGAATGTAGATGAATTCAACTGCTTTCACTGGTTCAATCGCGACATCAAGGTATAGTTCGCTACGATCGATTCTTGCAGGTGTATTGTTTGAAGTATCGCACACTACCAAGTAGTCGTACAATGCACGTTGTCCTACCAACTCAAGCAATAGGCTTTCTGCGGCTTGTTTAATTTCATTACGTGTGATAGTGTCGTTTGGTTCAAACACATATGGTTTAGCCAACTGGGAGAACTGTCTACGTAAGTAAATTACTAAACGAGCAACGTTAATACGATCCAATGCACTTGCACTCAACTGGCGTGTGTACTGTCCGTAGTTAACTAAGCCTGTGCCTGTGATGTATGTAATTGGATTTACATGAATGCTTGCCAGTGTATCACGCTGTCCAGTATTCAATGCAGTTGCATTAAATTCACCGGTCAATGGATCAACATAACCCACTGAGCTAACATTAGTAATACCACCACGACGTGTTCCAGCTGGAGCAAACCATGGATAAGAAACATTATCACTTAGAGCAATTGTACGCAACATCATGTGGCTTGGAGGAACAACAATATTATTACCTAACAAGTCTGTTGTGTATCCCCATGGATAAAACACACCCAGATAAGCGTCTGTTGCAATTAATCCGTCGTCGCCGTTTATTGCGGAATTTGCGGTGTTGTTGCCCCAGTTGCTTAATGTTGTAGCATCTGGTGTTAAACGTGCTGGTGTATCGCCAACCACAAATGCAGTTTGCCCACGATCGTAGTTTAAGCCAACCAAAGCCGTAATTGTTTCAATATATCCTGGGCAAGCCATCAAGTTGAAAATACGTGACTCTTCATCGCGTAAGTTAGTGTTGCCGTTAATTTCTGCATTCAATGCGGCAAGTACAACTTCACGTACAGCTTTACGTCCAAATGATCCTGCACCGTTAATTTGATTAGCGGCATAGCTGACCCAACGTGCTGGATAGTAATCTGTCATCACTTCGTCTTCGTAGCGATGATTACGTGCAAGAACATCAACATAGGTTTCGTGATATTTCTTAACATTAAATCCGCTACGACGTAAATTCCATAGTAACATACCACGTGGATATAATGCTGGATCTGGTGCGTCAAAATCTACAAAATTGCTATCTAACAAGTCCATAATAGAGCTTGCATCTGCACCCATGCCAGTTGTGTTCCAACGTGCGTCTGCAAATAAAACACCATTTTGTGTTGTTTGATCTGCATTATCAAGTAATACCCACTTTTTAGTAGTACCGTTAAACTTAGATATTAACGGGAAGTTTTCTAAATCAGCAGTACTAATCCATAAATCACCATCAACTAACGATGTTCCGTCTGATTGTAGTGTTGGTTTAGATGCACTAACAATTGGACCTGTTGGATTGCTGCCTGAAACATAAGAATAACCAGCCCAATTTGTGCCGTCGTGTATCATGATATCAACTTCATCGATCATAGTATTATACCACAATGTACCGTCCATTGGAGTTGATACAGGTGCAGTGTCGCTTGATGTAATATCAAAAGATGATGTCCATAAACTTGCAACACCAACGGCATTGCCTGCTGGGTCAATGTAGTAATTGGTAGTTGTACCAGTTGCAAATAGTACATTTACTGGGGTATTAGACTCATTATAGAATTTAATATCTCCGCCTTCTGTATGACTAATAACAATTTGATTAGTATTAGTTCTTGTAGCAGTTACAGGAAGTCCAGTTAATTGTGAGTGTAATTGATCTAGCAATGAATTTACGTTTTGCACAGGATCAGACCCTGCTGTAAACTCTACAAAAATACTAGAGTAAGTGTTATGTCCTGCACGGGTTATGTCCATTGAAAATGCATTAGTACCAGAATCAAAATTATGACCCGATGTAACTGCAATTGAAGTCACTGTAGTCGGGCCAACACCTGAACGTGCATAGATTTTAGAATCTGCTAAAAATTCATATTCAGAATCATCTGTTTTTACATAAACAGTGCCAACTGCTAAACCTAATCCGCCTGTTAATGGATCCAATCCGTTAAGGGCTTGGGCCGCGTTTGGATATAAAGAAACTGCTTGCTCTACCCATGCACTGGTAGCTGAACTATACTTTTTAACGATATAGTCTGCACCTTTGTTAGGCTTGGTTGTTTTAATCCATATTGAACCAGTTGGATTACCGTTTGAGTCAAATTCTGGAATTTGTGTGTGCTTGCTGATTTGCAATGCTGGTGCATGGTAAGTGGTTGAATCCAATCCAACTTTTGTTACTGCGGTACCACTGATTGTAATGTTAGCACCTGTTGAATAAAGATTTAAAAATCCGCTAATTGCGGCAGCAGTAACACCTGACACGTGATGTGCAATGGCAGCAACTAATGTAGTTAAATTAGTTGCACCAGTTACTACATAACCGTTAATAACAAGTTCGTCCCCTGTTAATAATGTAGGGTTAAATGTAGTTCCAGTTGCCGATGGCCAGCTTGCTTTCCAAGCATTTGTTCCAACTTGCACCCATGTTCCTGCGGCTGTGTCTGTTAAAACTTTTTTGTAGTATAATCTGTTAAGATTAGTAGTTGCTACTAAAGCATATTCGCCGTTTGCACCAACAGAGTTTGCTGGGCCGCTGGATGGGTCAGTATTGTCTGATAGTTGGTTAACATCCGTAATAACTGTTGGATAACGTACATTAGTTGTGTCCCACATGCCAGTGTCTGCATTATACTCATTAACACCAAACTTAGTGTCTGCTGTATCAAACCAATATGTTCCATCAGCTGGTTCACCGTGTGGTGCGTCTGCTTTGCCAGTTAGTTGGGCAAGATCTAAATCTGCACGAACAACATAAGCACGATTGCTTACGCCCAAGAAACTGTAAGCAGCCTCTAAACCATATTCATTCTGTTCACCAGCATGGATAGGGTTGTTGTTTGAATCAGTGTAAAATTTAGGAATACCAAATGTATCCGATAAATCTTTCTGGCTTGTAAGCAAATATATTTTGCCTGCATTAGCTGCCAGCGTTCCAGGTGCGATACCAGTACCTGCACCATTTTGTTTATTTTCTGCGGAAGCAACAACAATTAACGGTACAGTGCCTGGGGCAGCTGGAGTGTAGAAACTCTCGTCTATTACTGTTACGCTTACACCTGGTGAACTTAATTGAGCCATATGTTTTATCTCCATGAATACATGTTCTAATGTATTTATAGGTTTTTTGGTTTTTCAAGCTGATATACCATACTGAAAAGGCCTCTAAAAGGCCTGGTTTTGTTTAAATACAATATGAGACCATTATGTTCATGCGGATATTGGCCAGCCGCAGTTAATTATCGTAAGAACGGACAGACATACTATCGCAGTATGTGCAATGTCTGCATGAAAGGTGTAGCTAATGCTGGTATTGCTAGATGGTATCGCTCAGGATACCGCATTAAATCAGTGTGTGATAAATGCGGATTTAAAAGTCCATACTCAGAAGTGTTTGCTGTATTTCATGTAGACGGCAATTTAGATAACTGCCGTCCTACTAATCTTAAGACTGTGTGTGCAAACTGTCAGAGGCTTCTTCATCGAGAAGGTGTAAAGTGGAAACAGGGAGATTTGACACCAGACCTTTGACCTGTGCAAACAAGTCGTCAATAGACTTGTTATTGTCTAGCACAGCATCAAATTTAGTTCCAACCCATGCAGTTTCGCTAGCATGTATCTTTTGACGTTTAATTCGTTCACTACTAATAGCATAACTCATATTTTTATCGCCGGCATTCATATTTACAGCATCGTCGTACCAGCCAGGTTCTGGACCGCGAACAACACGTACTACAATGCCGCCGGCATCTTTGATTGATTTGATTTCATTAGGAAAACGGCAGTCTGAAATAACAATATCGTCCGTGCTATTACGTAGTTTGTTCTCCAATGAAGCAATCCAAATATCATCGTGAAATGCTTTGCGGCAAACTTCTGTACCCCAGTATTGTAACACCCAACGTGGAGTTAAATCGGGCATATTTAGGCGTTGTGCCCACCATGGATCTACTTGTTCACGCCATTCACGGGCTTGTTTTGTTCGGCCTTCTAACATGGTTCTATCCCAACCAAACACTTGTGCCACTGCATCTTTGAGACTGTTGGCAAAAGATTCTCGACGGAATCCGTGAAAATTAGTAAGGTAATCAGCAATGGTATCTTTGCCAGAACCAATAAATCCGCAAACGCCTATAATCATAGAGCCCCCTAAAGTAACTCTATTATATAACAGTTTTATTACAAGGTCAACTTGTTTGTTAGCCAATTACAAAAGAGTAACCAGTGCCACCGGCTATGTAAGTTTCCATTTCCTTATCAAGATCTTTAAGTTCGGCAGTACCAGCAGTCAATAGTGCTGTGCCATTCAGTGTGATAGCACTACCAGGCCCCGCAATACTGCCAAACTTAGAGCGTGCTTCACCTAGCATGATTTTACAACTTGCCAGTGTGTAATCTTTAAGCCATTGCTTGGCATAGATATCTTGTAGCAATACCCAGTCTGGACGATAGTTCTGACTTTTAATTAGAATTTGTTCGCCTTGTGCAAACGGACGTTGTAGAATATTCAAGATATGACTTGTGGGCTTCCAACTGAATTCAATGTAAGATCCAAACATCTTACCCACTAACTTTTGATAGCCTGCAAATAATTCGTATGTTGCAAGCCCGCCCATCATACTACCTGACATTAGATAGGTATTTGTATAGGCCAAATTAAATGGTTCAAATAATGTGCCACCAGCACCCATTCCGCTTCTACTGCCAATTGCTCTGCGAAATACACTTTGTACATTAATGATTTCATCGGGCAATCGATATTCGTTTTGATCCATTATCAGTTCAAGGAAACTATAACTTTCTTCCACTGCATTTGGACTACGTTGTCTGAAGCGATTTAACGCACGATCAAGTCCAGTTTCATAATGAATAGGGTCAAGTTCTACTTCAATCATGCCGTCGCCCAGCATGGTCCGAACATAGTCAAAAACTTTGTTTCGTTCTAGTAATGAATTAGATTCTGTTGTTGATGGTAAATCGTCCATATAAGTTCTCCATGTATATTTATCAAGCGATAAATATCATATGCCAAGACTATCACTGTATAAACCCGAACGTGGGCAAGATTATAAATTCATGGATCGCCAAATTTCTGAGATGTTTCAGGTTGGCGGAACGGATGTGTACTTGCACAAATACATGGGCCCAAGATTAAACCCTAACGGTACCGCAGATCAACCTGTAATTGATTCATATAATGTAGCAAACATACAGGATTTGTTGTTTTTAGAAAACCGTGATAGAAAATACGAAGAAGAAATTTATCGTATCCGTGGTATCTATAACGTGCAGAATATTGACTTTAATCTAAGTCAGTTTGGATTGTTTATTGATAACGATACAATTTACATGACTGTGCATATTAACGATTTTATCAAGTACATTGCCCGAAAGCCCATTAGTGGCGATGTAATAGAATTACCGCATTTGAAGGATCAGTTTGCGTTAAATGATTACGATATTGCACTACCACGTTATTATGTAATTGAAGATGTTGGCCGTGCCAGCGAAGGATTTAGTCCGACCTGGTATCCACATTTATACAGATTGAAACTTAAAAAAATAACAGACAGCCAGCAGTTTGCTGACATTCTTAACAAACCTGCAACGGATGCAAATGGCGACCCAAGCGGATTAACTCTTCGAGAATTACTGAGTACTCATAATAAAGAACTTGAAATCAACGATCAAGTTGTCGCACAAGCAGAAGCAGATGCACCCAAGAGTGGTTACGAAACTAGGCAGTTTTATACACTTGCTGTTGATTCTACAGGTAAACCAACATTAACAACTGCGGATGAAACTGACATCAATGCGGCTTCGAATATAAGAGCAAGTCAAGTGAATGGTGTGCCTGAACGCACAGGTTATTCTGGATACCTAGTAGGCGATGGTTTTCCAGTCAACGGATATGACTTTGGGTTTGGTATACAGTTTCCCATGGCACCTGCACAAAATGATTTCTTTTTGCGTACCGATTTTTTACCTAATCGACTGTTTAGATTTGACAGTACAAGATGGATTAAAGTAGAAGATGCAGTACGAATGAACATGACCAATAACGATAAAAGAAGTACATTTAAAACTAATTTTATCAATAATACCAATTATATGTATACTGATATTGTTGCTACAGATTATGTAAAATTAGTAGACGGTGATACAACTGTACTTACTAATATAGCATCCACTGTTACAGCACCGTATGTTGTGTTAAAACTTGAGACTACTAAATTAGAATATGCACTTGCAGATTATCCAAATTTAATTTCTGTTAACGGAGATTTTATACAAATAGAATTGCCAGTTATAAATTTAGTACAGCAAACAATTCCGTATGCAGGAGCTTGGATAGTAACATTATACAATGTACGTGAAGAAGAAAGACAAAGTCTTTCTAAAGCACTTAAACCAAAGGCAGATTTATAATGCAATTTTTCTACGATGGTCAAATAAGACGATATATTACACAAACAATACGTGTATTCAGTAACTTCGTAGTCAAGTATGGCGATGGTACTCTTGTGCGTATTCCTGTTATGTACGGTGATGCTGATAGACAAGTTGCCAGTATCATACGACAAAACAGTGAAAATAAAGTGAACAGCATTCCTAGAATTTCTGTGTACGTTACCGAATTAAGTTTAGATCGTAATAGGCTTAGTGATTCTAGTTTTGTGGGCAAATTGCATTTTAGAGAACGTGATACCCAAATAGATCCAACTACTGGTAAAGAAACATACAATCAAAGTCAAGGACGTAATTATACTGTTGAACGAGTAATGCCAACTCCGTTTAAACTAACAATGAAAGTGGATATATGGGCCGCTAATACTGACCAGAAACTGCAAATTATGGAACAACTATTAGTACTATTCAATCCAAGTTTAGAATTACAAACAACTGACAACTATATTGACTGGACAAGTTTAACAACTTTAGAACTAACAGATGTAAAATGGGGAAGTAAACCTATCCCAGTAGGAAACGATACTCCAATTGATATAGCTACATTAACAGTAGTAACTCCAATTTGGATTAGTCCGCCCGCTAAAGTTAAACACCTTGGTGTTATTACTAAAATTATCACAAGTTTTTATCAAGATTCAAATTCAAGCCCAAGTGGTTATATAGATGGCCTGGGGCAAGATCTTGCAGGCCCTACAACCTCATTTTCAACTCCGCTAACTGTAATAGCAAGAACTACTAGTGGAAATTTTGGAATACAAGTCTACAACGGTGAAGTTCGATTAATGGCAGAGAAGGAAAACGCAGTACCTAAAGATAATCTTTTAGAATTGCCTATTAAACAAGGGCCCGCAATCAACTGGGAAGAAGTATTTTCTCAATTTCCACAACAATATGTTGCTGGCTCCAGTAGATTATTTTTAACACAGGCCAACGGGTCTGATGTAGTTGGTACAATATTAGTTAACCCATTGGATAATACACTGCTCAATGCATCATGGGACCCTGATACACTTACTACCAACACAGGGATAGATAGTCAAGGTTATCTAGATACTGATGTTGGATATAGTTTAAGTAGTTGTTACAGAGCCAACAGTCCTGGAACATTTGATGCTATTATGGATCCGCTAATTACTGGGCCTAGCGACACAAAATTTCTTTCTAGATACGGTGCATTGGCGGCAGGACGTCGCTATCTAATTATAGAAGACATTGGCAGTGAGATTAACACAGACGGTGCAGATGCTTGGAAAAGCACAACCAATGTTGATTTTGTGGCACATGCAAACGACATTATTGAATGGAGTGGCTCAGCATGGCGGGTAATTTTTAATAGTGTTCAAGAAACCGACACTATGGTATGGCAAACTAATATATACACTGGAGTTCAATACTTGTGGAACGGAGTTTCCTGGGTCAAGAGCTTTGAAGGTGAATATAAGGCCGGGCAATGGAAGATAGAACTGTAACAGAAAAAATTATATGTAGTGGTGCATTATTTTGTACTAAATCAACTCACAGATTTTTATTGCTACAAAAAGCACACGGTAAACATACTGGTACTTGGGGATTAGTGGGAGGTACAAACTTAGTTGGCGAAAATCCATGGCAAGGTCTTCAGCGTGAGATTGAAGAAGAAATTGGTACTACACCTTATATCAATAAAACATTACCACTGGAGAAGTTTACCAGCAATGACAGTGTATTTAATTTTCACACATACTTTTGTGTAGTTGAAGATGAATTTATTCCTACATTAAGCGACGAACACAGTGCTTGGGGATGGTTTGACCTTCAAAGATTTCCAAAACCTGTACACAGAGGACTCGATTTAAGTCTGCGTAACCGGGTCATTCAAACTAAAATACAAACAGTAATAGATTTAATAGATAACTTATAAAACAAAAAAGCCGCTTAATGCGGCTTTTTGTTCTGTACTGTTTGAATTAAGCCTGTGCTTCACCCCAACGTAGAACCAAGTTAGCGTTAATTGGACTACCTTGTGTTAGATACACATTAACAAACAACACATCTGGACCATTGGGGAATGTACCACGTCCACCAATTGGTGTATTAGTTAATTCTTTCAATGGCGTTAGATCCAACGAGTCTTTGTTAGCAGGTGAACTAATGAATGAGAAAATTTGTTCTCCTGGTAATGCATACGTATTACGTGAAATGGTCACGTTGTTAGTATTGGTTAATGCAGTAATTAACGGGTTGGTAATTACAATACTTGTGTTAGTAGTAAAGCTAAGAACTTTTGTACCGCCAGCAAATGCATTAGTAACTGATGTTGAATAAACATCATCGCCAACTGCAATACCTGATGTACTTGCAACAGGAATAGTTGTTGCACCAACTGATGCACCACTTGTTGTTGTAGCTAACGAATTAACACCGTCAAACGTTGCACTTGTACCCAAAGCAACTTGTGCAAAACTTGGCTGTCCAGTTGGAATGGCAGCAGATGACAAGCCGTTCCAAGTAATGTTGTTCACGTTGGTTGGATAGTTTTGTGGATTCAACACAGCTTCAATAACAATAGCTGTATTAAGATTACTACTGTTACCCGCTGTAATTTCAATACCTTGTAGTAATAACTGAGCACGATTAATAAGTTCACGCACACCTAAATCACCAATAATAGCATTACTAACACTTGGTGCTAAACGAATAGCAAATGCGGTTGTCTTTTTAGTATTGATGATAACGTTAAGTGCAGAATAGTTAAAAATGTATCCGCGATCTTGATCAAATCCGCCATCTGACATAAATGCACTACCCCAGTGACTAATTTGCGGAGTAGCAGTTTGACCAACAAGGATAATACCAGAGCCGCCTGCATGGCTTGCGGCCGCTCCAGCTGTAAATGTACGTGTCAAACCAGCCGCAAAAACGGATAGCGAAGCGGCACGTACACAACCTGTCAGATTTCCTGCACCAGTTGATGCACTTTTTCCAGTATAGGTAATAAGCTCGTTATCAATATACAGTGTTCCTGGTGCAGAGGCAGGAGGTAATGGGAAATAACTTAAATCTGTCACAGGAATTGTAGTGACCAAACTATCAATACCTGCACTTCCTAGTGCTAGCTGACCTCTTGATGCAACATTTTCGACTTCATAACGAACAGGTTGGTTACCTGAACGCATGTATGCTTCTTTATTCACGTTATTGTTACGAATACGATGTACGAAAATATACTTTCCTTCGGGACCACGTAGCATGAAGTCAATAAATCCTGCACCATACCATGTCCATTGCATACCGATCATCTGCATTTTAGTTTGATCAATTAGATAACCGCTTGGATTCATCGGGCCTTGACTTCCGTCCAGTCTATCAATATTCCATTTGCTTTGAGGAACAATATAGTCAACAGTCTTAACCATTTTTACGTTGGTTACGTTAGTAGAACCTCGATAGTCAGGAGTAACAGTGATTGTTGTATCATTAGAAATACTGGATACAATGTGAGTCATTCCTCGAATAACTACACGATCTCCTACTACTAATTGGCTGGTAAATCTAGTTTGAGTACCTGATACAGAACTGCTATCTATATTAACACTAATTGTTCCTGCTAGTTGAAAAGTACTTGATCTACGTCCGATAGCAAATGTCTGGCCGTCAAATTGCCAAAACATTCCGTTTTGATCATCAAATGTTCCAGCACGTGCTGTTGCACCGTACCAATTTTTAACACTCAATAGACACGGGCTACCGATAGCGGCAGTAGTGGCTCCTAGTGTAGTATTGGCAGCAACAGTTAGTGAGCGTTCGTCAACAACACTAGTTACAACATAAGTACCGTTGTATCCGCTAGTCACAACTCCATCTAGTATAATAGTTGCACCAACTTGGCAACTGTGATCAATATCGTCAGTTGTTATTGTTATAACACTTCCTTGAGTAAGGCCGCTTGCAGAAACTGCTCTAACATCGTAGTTAGGTGCAAACAATGCACCAGTATTATAATTTACAGCTTTACCAGATTGGTAACGAATGTATTTTTTACTTTGACGAATAGCCACTGCACCGTGACTTGGACTACCTGTACCTAACAATACACCGCCGTCAAATGGTCTGTGAGTATAGAAACAATCAGGTCGAGTGTACACTACACCAGTAATTGTACCGGTAATTGTACCAGTAGCACGGGCTGTAAATGTAAGACTAGTAAGTCCTGGGACTGTTTCAACAAAAAACGGGCCTTGTGCTAGTACATGGTTGTTGGTTCCGTTATCTGAACCAACTACTGTTGTAATTGTATCACCGGGTAGCAATCCGTGTGCGGAACCAAATGTAACTGTAACTGTATTTGGGCTAGTGAGTGTGCTATAAGTGAAAGTTGGAGATCCAATACTTGCACCAGTATAATAAGCACCTTTACGTAACTGTGTATATGTTGAACTCAATACATCGCCATTGTTTGTACCAACTTTGGCTTTGGCATAGTAAGTAAATGTAGTTGGGCTACCGTTAATATTTGGATTCGCTGGTACTGAACCAATAACAAATGTACCTTCTGCACGAGCAAAACCAGTGACTGTATTTAAATAACCTTTAATTGTAACTGGTGTGTTAACTGTAAAACCATGGGCTGCTTGTGTAGTGACTGTAATCAAACTTGCACCAACACCACCTGTACCCGTTGAAGCATCTGTTGTAACGCTTGATACTAAAGTATCAGTACCCGGAACTTCATAAACGCTAGGATATCCACGCATCATGTCAATAACTTGCCACTTTGTTGGCTGTAATCCGTACTCAAAGTCAGCGTCAATCATGGACTGCGGGCTTGCAACACGCATACGCTCAAATGCATCTGTACCCATGTCCCACGGACGAATAGTTTGTTCTGCTTTTTCGTAGAATATTTGTAAACTATCTGAAGACGAATGTCCAACTGTACTAATTTGTAAAGTAATTGTTGTGTAACCTTCGTTGTTATCTAATACCGTTACAAATCCAGTTGCTACTGCATCGTTAGTACGGGTGAATAAAAGAGTTGTTCCTTGATTGGTTGAATCTGCAAAATTATATAAGATAACATTACGTGTTGTATTTGTTATAATCAACAATTGTTCTTGTGAAATGTATCCCGGAATCTTAATAGTGCCTGAGCCAGCGGCACCGGGGGAAAACATGTAGCTTCTAATCTGACTTTTGGCCATTTATGACATCTCCAAATATTATAAGTTATTTAGCTTAATTATGGGTTGAGTATTTGCATATGGTTATCTTGCACTGACACCAGCAAAATATCCCATGATAAGTGCGGCTTCCACGTATCGTTTTGTAGCCGCTTGTGTAACATCGTTGCCAAACAATTCATCATTAGCAGTTAATCTAGCCAGTGTAAATCTTCCGGTGGCTGCTGTTGTTTGTCCTATTGTAATATTATCAAGAGTACCTGTTGTGCCTGAACTGATAGTGATAGCAGAACTTGCAGACATTGATATGCTTGTTGTGGCACTGATGGCAACTGACCCAGTGGGGCTAATGGTAACATTTCCACTGGTGTTGATCAGAATATTGCCACTGCCACCAAAGGTTACATTTCCACTAGTTTGTAATGCGGTGAACTTTGCTGTGCCTGGTGTTAAATTTCCTATATTTACATTGTTGATTTCACCAGTGACATTGCTTTGTGGACCACCTGTGACAACTGCTCCTTGAATATTAATATTACCAGTGATATTGATATCGCCGGCAATTGTCAGCCCAGTAAGTGTTCCTGGAATACTAGTAACGCTCGAAGCCAATGCTGTGCTTGTTAACAGTGGTGCTCCGTTGTAGCTAAGATATGAATTTTTTGTTAGTTCAAGGCGGTTTCCAGTTACAGTGATAGTTTGCGTTAACAAGTTGCCGGCACCATCTACTGCAAAGTAAGGACTAACGAACCCTGTGGACGATCTAAATAACTGATTTACTGTTCCCATTATTAATCCTTAGCTTAATGCTATTCCGTAGGCAGCAACCAGTGCGGCAACACTGCCTTTTGTAACTGCACTGGTTGGTGAATTTCCAGGTGCACCAGTAACTGTTACTGATGTGAATCTACCTGTGCCAGCAACACTTGCTCCAATATTCATATTATCAATAGTTCCAGTAGAATTAGGGTTTATTACCACAGTGCCAGTGCCTGTAGGACTGATTGTAACAGTGGCACTGGCTGGACTCAATGTTGTAGTACTAGTAGTAGTTAATGTATTAAATGTTGCCGCACGTGGAGTAGTTGCACCAATTACAATATTATCCAGTGCTCCGGTAGTACTTGGATTAAGTGTTAAGGAATTGCTAACGGACAAATCTGGGATAGGAGAATTGCTGGCTAGGCTAAGTGCAAGAGTGTTTGTTACAGTACTTGTAGTTATTGTAACCCCGTTTGATCCAGTTATATTTAACGTGTTTGATGTTGCGTTCAACGACAAAGTTGTTTGTGTTGGTACAGTGATATAGGTATAGCCGTTAGCCATTAAATTACTCCAGAAATTATTTGCGGTATAATGCTACCACGTGTTACAACTTGATTACTACTGAAAATAGTACCAGTTATATCAAGTGCAGAAAACTTGGCAGTTCTAGCAGTAGTACCTCCAATGTTTGTGTTATTAATTGTTCCTGCTACTGTTGGATTTACAGTTATTGTACCAGTACTAGTAGGCGATATAACAACATTTGTATTGTATGGTATTAGATTCACTGCACCAGTATTTGATACAGTGGTGAATTTACCATTACGAGCAGTATTCGCACCAATGATAACATTATTGATTGTGGATAACACCGGCAGTGTAGCAGAAATACTATTAGTTACAGTTAGTCCTTTTAGGCTATTAAGATTAAAGTTTATGGTGTTAGAAACTGCATCAGTAGTGATACCAATGTTAGATCCCACTGAGTTAATATTCAAATTTTCCAATATAAAACTGGCAGTTAGCGTAGGTTGAGAAGGTGATGTAATTCTAGTAAAATTACTAATGGCGATTAAACCATTATCGTCAAAAAGTAAAAACCCGTCAGCTAAATTACTACCTGTATAATTTTGACCAATTCCTTTTTGACCGCCAGTGTTACTAGATTGTCCAGCTATAGTTGGAATAGCAGTTGGTATAATTCTTTCAGAGTACGTTGCCTTTAATGTTAGTTTAACATTTACTAAAGGTGTTACGTCATCTGCTTGATAGTAGGGAATGGCAGTAACTGTAATTTTAGATGCATCAGCGGTTGCTGTAAATTTTACTAAATCTTTACCAAGATTACTGCGGCCTTGCTCTATTAAACTTACTTGTCCAACTTTTGCTGCCACAGATAATGTTAATCTTTCTACATCATCTTTGCCGTATTCTGCAACAATTTCATATGTAGCTGTTGAAAATTCTCCAATAAACCAAGTATCAATTACTGTGGCCGTGGGTATTTGGAACTCAGTTCCTTTGAAGGACAAGTTAACGCCGCTTTTAAGTTTAAGTGTGTTTCTTAAACCTTTTAAAAAATAATCAGAAAAGTTCATATAATCTCGCCGGTACAGTGTATTTATTCATACTCAGGATTATTGACAAGCTGTACTAGAAATGCTAAATTACTATATTACAGGAGTTATCATGGGTCGTTACACAGAGTATTTTAATGATATTTGGAAAATGCAGGCAAATCGCAAGGTTATTGGATTGACATTATTTGGTGTTTTGATTGATAATTCCACACCATTTACACCTGGTAATCAAATTGAACTAACGGAAGGGGCCGATAAAGCAATTCAGATGCTGACGCAAAAGGGATATGATTTTGTTGTAATTGCAGGACAACCTCCTGCAAGGACTAAGAATTTAGAACAGCACGATTTTGAAAACATACTATCAGGCATGAAAGACGTGTTTGAGCAGTTGGGGTCAAGGATTAAAAATGCGTATTATACTCCCAGTATTGACAAAAATGACCCGTATGTAAAGCCAAATACCGGAATGTTTGATCGTGCTCAAGCAGAAGGAGCAGTCAAATGGGATGGAACATATTATATAGGGGCTGAGGCAAATGATGCAAAAGCTTCAGTTAAAGTTAAAGCAATTCCAGTATTAATTAAATTGCCCGGAAAAGAATCTAAAACAAAAGCATTTGAATTGACACATCAAGTCAAAGTAACAGAGTTTGATAGTTTATTAGAATTTGCTAACAGCATATAATAAAAAAGGAGCTTAATGCTCCTTTTTTTATACTTCTTTAAAACTATTCTTTGTTAGTAGTTTTCCAATATCTGGCATCCACAAATAACACAATTCAGACTTTTCAAGTGTTGCCAATGCTTCTTTAACAGTTTCAACCAGCGGGTCGCCAGCAAGATTAAAACTGGTATTAAATAAAATAGGTACACCTTTTAGTTTGTTAAACTCGCTGATTAGTTTGTAATAATGCGGATTTTGTTCCGATGTTACAGTTTGAATTCTACAAGTTCCATCCACGTGTGTAATTGCTGGAATTAATGCTTGTTTATCTTCCAACACATTTACAGCATACATCATAAACGGGCTATCTGTGCGTGAGCGAAAATCAAACCACTCGCTGGCATGTTCTGCCATTACTGATCCTGCAAACGGCCTAAACCATTCACGATGTTTAACTTCATTAACAATATCTTTACCGTTAATAACTGTTGGGTCAAATAAAATTGAACGATTTCCCAACGCACGTGGGCCTGCTTCACTACGCCCTTGATACAAGCAAACAATGTTGCCATCTGCAATGAGTTTTGCTACAACGGAAGCATCTGTATCTTCAACGGTAAATCCACTAAAATCTGTAGTTGCATATTCCTTACTGTGATCAAGCCCAAGATATAAACTTGTCAACGGTGTTTTGACAGAATCTTTAGTAATTGTTCGGTATACATGTTGGCATACCCCCATTACATTACCACCATCATGGCTTACTGGTTCGTGATAAAATTCAACATCTGGAAATTCTTTTAAGAATTCATAATTAGCCACACAATTTAAAACAAAACCGCCGGCCATAACAATCTTTTTCTTACCAGTCAATTCAATTGTTTTCTTAATTAATGCAATCACACGTTCTTCTGCTGATTTCTGTACAGCATATGCTAGATCTTTTCTAAAATCGTCAATGAGATCGGGATCAGTATGCCATGCAACATCACCTTCATGCTCTTTTAATTCTGGATTTAAATCACATCTAATAACATTTCCAGCAGGAAACTTTGGCTTGATTAAACTTCTGTTGTTAAATCTACCATCGTGAATTTTAATATTAGCATTGGGTTTACCGTAAGGTGCAATACCCATGGTCTTGCCAGCTTCAATGGCATGGAATCCCAAGTATTGCGTTACAGCTTCGTAACTTTTGGTAATGCCGTGACCATCTGATACTTCGATATGGCAATCGTCATCAAGTAATTCAAAACTATCAACAAGATTTGTACCGTAATTAACTAGATGTCGTTTAATTTCTGCAGGATATCCCATACTCCAAATAGATTCTACTTCCCATGTCTCTAGCCAAATGTCTTTTAAGTCTGGAATATTAATTCCACTACCTGCACCGTCAATCACAATGGCGGCCGCATCATCAAATCCGCTGTTATAAAATGCAGTAACAGCATGTGTCATATGGTGATCGTCGCCCAACTTAATAGTTTCTACATGATGTCCTGGCTGTTTCTTACGCACTAAACAGGTATATGCATCTTCGCCAGTCCACGGCACTTGGCCAAATGCGTTTCGTGTTCCGCATAAAATAACAAAATCAATGTGATCTGTATATTCAAATGCTTTTTCAATACCTAAAAACGGATTGCCGTCGTACTTCATTCGGCTCAACCGATCTTCTTCAATATAAAAAATTAATTCGCTGTCTTTATACAGTGCAGCCGCACCGTTATGTCCTACATTAATTCCTAATAACCACATGTGTTAATTCCTTATTTTGTTGTTTTTGAAATATGTGCTTTAATACCTGCAATTATACTTTTAAGTTCATCTTTACTAAAATCCATAATTGTGTCGTTAAGTCTATCTGCTTCTTCGGCAGCAAATCCTGCAATTCTAATTGGACTATAATGTCGTACTGCATCCTTCTTTTCCACAATATTAAAGTGTTCAGGGTATGTGATGTTTACAGGAAATGTACTTCCACACACAATTGTACCAGGTTTGTTAAATGCATAAGCAAGATGCTGTCCCACACTATCACATCCAATAAAATAATCTGCTGCCTCAATAATTGCGGCCCAAATTCGTAATGGCATATTATTATCGGGCTGGAAGATTGGAAGATTAACTACATTTAATTTGTGTTCTCCCATGTACATGATATTGTAATCTTTAGATAATTCTGCTACTAGTTCCATAAAAGTCGATTGCTCTAAACTTCTACTACTTTGATCATATACTATACTACCGCCAAGATTGCTACTTCGACCAAATGGTTGAATAACAATAGTTTTTTCTTTTTGATGTTGTTGACGTACTTGTCCGAGAATTTCCATTGCTGACATTTCTTCGGACTTGTTTAATACAACAGTGGGTTTAATATTCACTGTAGTTCTTTCACCTAAAATTTCCCACCAAAAACTTTGTTGTAAGCTACTACGCTGATTATAATATTCATGATCCCTGTACGGTTCAGGACTAACACACAAGTTATCTTTAATTAGATTTTCAAAAATACCCTTGTGATTGACGTCAAACGCAAAATCTTGCAGAATAGGATGGCCCAAATAAAACTCCATGCCTCCTTCGCAAACGATTCCACCCAATTCACCTCGTTTGTGACTTTCTTCTAATGCCGGAATGCTAGCAAGTACCCTGCCTGCACCACCGTTGATAAAAAATATTTTTTTCATTATTGCCCTTTAATATACTCAGTTAAAGATATTTATAATCTATTTTTTTAGTATAGCTTACTATTGGCTTTGTAGTCAAGAGCCATGATTGAATTAGTACGTATTTAGATAAGATAAGTAGAGTATGAACAAAATAATTAACGGATTTTCTGTACCAATCTTAGAATCTCAACAAGCTGATACACACGAGCTTAATGCACAGCTATCTCAAAATATCGAAAAGCTATTTGCAAACATGGATGATAAAAGACTATTAAGCTACGAGTGGAATAATCATATATTGACAGACAATTTTGGATCAACTGGGTATAGTTCATTTAATAACGCTAACAATCTATTATTGTTACCCGAATTCAATGGCGTGTTTAGTTTGATTAAGCCAACTATTTCTGAATTTTTTAGTCGGTTAGACTTTACAGGCAAGTGGGATTTTATAAATTCTTGGACAAATGTATATCCGCAGGGTGCATATGTGCCGCCGCATAATCATGGAACTGCACACTGGAGCGGTGCTTATTATGTCAGTGCGGAAGTTGATTGCGGTGATTTAATTTTAACAGATCCTAAAGAATATGCATTGAGCAACGAGCCAGACGGTGTCAGATATCGTGGAAATACACGTATAACTATTCCAGTAACTCCTGGCAAACTAATTGTATTTCCTGGATATTTAAAACACGAGTCGGCACGTAATCAATCCGGGTCTGATAGAATTGTTATAAGTTTTAATATTAATACCCATGTCTAACATTTATTATAATGTTGAGTTTCCGGAAATATTAGAGACTACATATACAATAGATTCCAAAACTAGACAACGGATGATTAGTACTGTGCTTTCTCAAAAAGATGATATTTCTAAATATCACGGAGGATATACTTTTCACGTGACTGATAATAACGGTGACTTTAAAAATCTATATGCATATCTGTTGTCTACAGTCAATACTGTATTTGGACCGTTATCGCTTGCAGACAGAAATAAATCATGGTGTTGGGCAAATGTCTATAATAGAGATAACTTTAAGACTAATCTTCATAATCATATAAAAACATCGTCAATTAACGCCATTTATTATTTGAAACTTCCCCACGATATTTCAGGAGAAGAAGGAGGGCTAGTTATTGCAAAAAATAAAATGCAGGAGCCTATCTTGTTCATGCCTGATGAAGATGATCTTTTGATTATGCCTAATTATGTGTATCACGAGCCTCAGATTCACTCTTCATTAGATTACAGGATTGCTATCAATATGGAGATATGTATCTCCGGCAATGTTGCCACTTACTATACTCGTGATAAGATTTACAAATCAACTGGCATCAAATTATAACTGGTCACTACTGTATTTTTTAACATACCATTCAGCATATCTTGTTGCTGTAAGTATGTCATAATGAAACCCATCCCTTGCAAAATCAATTTGCTTTAGTTCAGGGAAAAAATTAATATTATTATTTTCTAACTCTTTATATATTGGCAAAGCCAGATTGGCATCATTATTATAAAATTTAGGTATGAAAGAATGTATTATTTTTACATTATTTTTATTTTGTATCGAATGGATGTTATCTAACAAATGCTGTGCATCAATCTGATTTAATACAGTTACATCTTCTTTTGTTTTTATTAATTTTACGTCAAAATGCAGTGCCCTGTCTTCATCTGGCAGCGTATTGTCAGAATTTTCTCTCCGATGCAAATAACTCCATTGCACCAGTATAGCGGCTGGATTAAAGTTATCTAGAATAAATTGAATTCTTCTTGTGATCCAACTGTTGCTTGCACCGTTCATTGCCACATTAATTACACGTTTATCTAATTGTTTTTCTACAATTTTAGACCACGTTTCTTCAACAGGTTGCCCTAGTCCTACAGTGAAACTATCGCCCACTGCCCAAATATTACCCAATATATTTTCAGGCCATTCGTCATCTCGATACCCCATTTGATTGAATTTATAAATTACAATTTTTGAGTAATTTTTAAAATGTATTGGGTCTTTGCACAAGTTTAGACTGTCTATGCCAACTTCTGTGAGAAATTCGTCCACAGTCTTTTGTAGTTTAATTTGATCTAAATTCATTTGTGTCATACCAGTTTTTTAATTCTGCCAACGCAGTTTCTCCAAGATTTTCTATTGACAACTGAGAGCCTGCTTTATTTTTACTGCTCCATGTGTTATATGTATCTAAACACTCTTTAAAATTTTTAATCAGCATTGCTTTTTCTGCTAAAGTTTGCAATTTTATTGGCATACCGTTTATCAAAGTTCCGTTACCAACCATGTGGTCTATAGTTTTGTACACTTCATAATATGCTGGAAGGTTTGTTGTCAGCATCTGCTGTTGGGCAACTCCGATACTATTGCGAGAAATGATCTCGGTCAAACTCATGGCATTATTTGGAAGATTTGTGTTTAATGGAGCGTTGAGTAATTTCTGGGATGCGGTATAATCAATACTACTGATTCCGCTCATATCGCTTAGGGTATAATGACATTTATTCCATGTGTTCCAAGAGATACCATATGTTTCTTGCCAAGTTTTAATTTGCTGTCCTTCTGGAAATATATCCAACTGGTTAACATATTTTTCTAAATCTTTTGTATGTGTGTCGTAATTAAATACTGAATTGATCATGAAATGGTCGTCTACCCACTTCAAGTATATTAAATATTTGTCTAGATAATTTTTAAACACTTCTTGATCTATGGTAATTTGTTTTTTATATAGATTTTTAAAAACATCAATTTTATCTTCATGTGTGTAGATATTAAGATGTTTTGTGAACGCAACAACACACCAGCTAAGGGCATGTTCAAATAAATTTTCGCGACGAGCACTGATGATATAAAAATTATCGTTTATATATTTGTATAGACTCAATTGATCTTGTAAACTATCTTTTCGATTTAAAATATGATATTGTGCTAGCCTACTGACTTTGTAGTGGTCTGCAGACGATAACAGTGTTACAACTTCTTCCAATGTTTGATGATAGCCCCATAATTCCTTACTGGGTTTTCCTAAAACAGTTTGATCAAATGTTTTGGAATGATATGAAACAAGTCCATTTGTTATTTCATGCAGATTTATTACTGGTTTTCCGTAATTATAATTCTGCATAGTCATGGTTAAAAACTTTTGTAGTAATGTTGATCCTACTCTATCAGGAGTTAATACTATTATGTTCATAATGAATTCAACTAATTGGCAAGGGAGGCTGACTAAATCTGTAAGTAACTAGATCTTCCACAGCTTCATCAAATTGTTCTTGGTTAATATTTAAATTTAGAAATTCAGCTATAGAGTCTAAAAATACAGCATCGTCACCGTTAATATAATCAGAGTATTGTACATTCATAACTTTATCAGAACTATAAAATTCTTTGGGCATGAATTTAATAATTTCAGCATCAGTCCATTCAAAATAATCTAAATTTTCTTTGTTTAAATGTTTGAGTTTAGTCAGTGATTCGTCTAAATTCTTGCCATGCGTTTTTATCATCCCCTCAAATAGTTCAGGCCTTGCTACCATTGCTTTATATAAAAAGTTAAATCTACATCTAAGTATTTCATCAGTTGTGATGTTAATACAGATAAATTTAGCAGAAGGAAATGCTTTAAGAAATATATCTAAGTTAGCACAGTGTAATGATACTACCATTATGCTATCAGTTACATTACTGATTTTAATACTGTCTTTTAAATACTCAATTCGCTGATTTTCTGAATATGTGTCATATTTCAAATCATTAATTATACTCAGCCCAATATCACTGTGCATAAAGTCTTTATACAAACTATTAATGTGATAGATATACGTATTTGCGTGTCCTGACCCGTTCTTGTCAATTTTCAAAGTTAATAACGGGTTTATCCATTTTTGTATTAAGGATGCTAAAAACCAGCCGCCGCTGCCAATAGCATAGTTAACAAAGACTACTTGAAGTTCATGTAGATTTTTCATATGATATTTATAGGCTACAAATTATCATAAGGCAAATATAGGATAAAAACTAAGATAATGTTTTTATTTTGCTAACATATTGATCAGCATAGTGTGTTGCTGTAAGTATGTCATAATGAAACCCATCTCTTGCAAAGTCAAGTTGTTCTTGTGCAGGGAAAAAATTAATATTGTGTTTTTCTAGGACTGAATAAATTGAAGCTTGAGGATCAGTCAAAGGATTAAAAAATTCTGGAACAAATGAATGTATTATGTTTACGTTGTGTTCATTTGATATCGACATGATATTATGCAAACAATTTTCAATATCTAGATTATCTAACACAGTTATGCGGTCAAGTTGTTTTGTTTTTGGCAGGTGATTTATATATTCTAATTCCATCTCTAATTCTTTACTAAAATGGCCAGCTCGGGCCTCGTCACTCAGCATGGTATTAGAATTTTCTCGCCGGTGTGTGTAACTCCATTGTACCAGTAATAACGATGGTTCAAAATTATCCAATATGAATTGTATTCTTCTAGCAATCCAATCATTGCTGGCTCCATTCATACTCATATTAAATGTTTTTTGTCCTAGTTTTTTCTGAACTAATTGCGGCCAAATTTCTTCAAAAGGCTGGCCAAGCCCTACTGTAAAACTATCTCCGACACACCATATACCATTAGATATGTCACCATGCCATTCTTGATCACGATATCCCAGCTGATTGAAATGATAAACAATTTGTTTTGGATAATTAAAAAAATGAGATTTATCTAGACAAAATTCTTTGCTGTCTATTGCAATTTCTGTGATAAATTCATTGGCTGTGTGTTCTAGTATAATTTCAGTTACGTTCATAATTTATTGAGACAAATATTAATAGTGTGTATCGATTAATAATTCCATTCTATATTTAAATAATCTGACATACTGGTAAAAAAATTTAGTCATCAAAAAAGGGCATTGATGCCCTTTTTTGAATCATGTGCAAATTATTTTCTTGCAAAGAATGGAATAAACTTTTCTGGAATGATAAGTTGTCTTTCAATTTCAACATCCGTTAAATCTTCAACATGTGTACCACCTGGGCCAATTGTTGTGATTATAACAGGAACTTGACGGGGTGTATCACCTTGATCAAACACTAACTCAAGGTCAACATACTCATTTTCAGTTAAATTTTCATATCGTTTGCCGTCGATGTCAACATAGAACTCAGTCCATATTCCGCCTACCTGAATATCAAACAATACAGTGGCTTTATACGTTTCATTATTAACACCAATTGTGTAATCAATACGACCACAAGGCGGGCCGGGAGGAGGCGGTGGGTTTGCCGCTATGTGTTCATCTAGCCACTGGCCGCCACTAATCCACTCTTCATTTTTAAACTTCCAACCCACATGAACATGTTCAGGAACTTCCTGCCACAATTCTAGTGCATCTGGATGCCAAAGACCCGATGGATCTTCATCATGTATCTGCATGATTTCGTTATCTACTATTTTTGCCCAAATTTTACCGTGACTCATTTAATTCTCCTAATTATTTCCAATATATGATTGCCATGCCAGTACCTGCCATACTTGCACGCCAGTCTAATTCGCTTGGGGGGAATGCTAATGCAGGCCCTGAACCATTACATAGATCGTATGTGCCGCCATAGCATACACACAGCAGATAATTTCTTGGTACACCTGCACCGCCGCCTTTACCTGCACGTGATGCTAAATTACAAGTACTAACGCCGCCTGATCCGCCCAGTGTTCCTGCACAGTGAGTAACGAACGGAAACAACTGATCATACATTTTATCTGCACAACATACCCTGTTAGTGATGCCTAAACAACACACTAGTAGCATGTTGATGCCTACGTATGCATCTGCCCCGCCCACGCAACAGCACATGCCCATAGAGTTCATTTCGCAACAATTATATGCTACACCTCCAGTTCCTGCACCTTCGCCTGCATTAACACAATTATATGGATTTACACGATGGCCTTGATTCCACATGCTGCCTTCGTCTGATTGATAACAAACTGCGTGGAATCCTGTACCAGCACTGCCTGAACCGGCCATTTCATGTATGTCATGCCACGGATAAGTTTTAGGTGACGGGCCTTGTTTGTGCCAAAAACTTCTACCCATACAGGCAGTGTCCGAACAGAAATACCACATCATTTCGCTACGGCCTTCATCGTTATTTTTCCCGCCCCAGCCGCCTTCGCCCATTCGCCATGTACCATCTTGACAGAATCCGTCAATAGTCCAATACTCGTAACAAGTTTGGCAAACCCACTTTGTTCCGCCTCCGCCGCCGGTTCCAACTGGATAACAAGTTTTACGGAATGGAAAACCAACGCCGCATTGATTTTTGGTGCAGATACAAGTACAATTTGCACCGCCAAGCACATTGCGACTAATATAACCTATGCCGCCGCCGCCAGCGGCTTTTACTGCATAGCCGTCGCCTTGGCACACTGACATTTGCTGACGTGTGCATTGTCCTGCACCGCCTGTTGACCAAATCCACGAACCAGCACTGCCGCCACCTGGGTGACTTGGAGCACAATATGCAGTATCCGCAGTGTTTGAATCTTGTTGGCGGCCAGAAATGCCTGAATATACCAAACAATATCCGCAACAAGCCGCCATAGCTGTTACATAAACGCATTTTCCGCATTGGTAGCCGTCACTGAAATTATAACCAGCGGCACCGCCTGTGCTGTTCCAATCACCGCCCGAAGCTGCTCCTGGAGTACATGCGGCAGCACCGCCACCTGTGAGTGTTCTAGAAACAGCACTACTATTTGTATACGAGATGGTGGTATCTGCTTCTTGTCTTCCTACCACTATAGTGATAGTACAACCCGAAGCCACAGTGTCCACACGCTCCACGTAGCCGCCACCAGCACCCGCCATACCGCAACATACTGGACTGCAACCTTTGACTTTTCCGCCACCGCCAACTGCAATGGTACGTATACAAGTTGCGCCGGCCGGTACTGTGAATGTATACGATCCAGGTGTATCTATTATAACTCGATTTGCCCAGCAACTTGTTGGATCGTACGAATACTTGTGTTTAGTAACTTGATAACAGGTTGAATTAAGAATTGTAACAGTTGTTCCAGTAGCAGTTGATGCTGTACCTGTACTTATATAACGTCCCATTTTTATGCTTCCCTATAATATATAATTGCCATACCTGTGCCGGCATTGCTGAGCATTTGATCTAACAAGCAAGGAGGGAATGCCAATGGTGTTGAAGCCACTTGGTTACAACAATCGAATGCTCCGCCCCAGCAAATACATAAAAATTGGCATTTTGCTTGGCCACCGCCGCCGCCTTTGCCAGCTTTGCTAGTATAGGTACACCAACCAACACCTCCTGATCCTCCCAATGTTCCAGCACAAGTAACAAACATAGGAAATAACGAGTCTGGCATTAGCCATGCTTGATCGCACTGCCCCGTTAATCCTAAGCTACATAGTTTTAACCAATTTACATTGTCTGTGGGGTTGCCACCGCTCAACATATTACCAAATTGGTTTGGATTGCAACAGAATGTCATAATGCCGCCTGTGCCAGCACCTTCGCCTGAATTTTTTGGACGTGGGCCAATCATACCAGAGCCGTAACAACCGGTCATCGATCTCCACATGCCAGTACCAGGACTGCCAGTACCGCATATGTCTGCAATATCCCACCAGTCCACACGACACGGTGCTTGTTCAGTACATGTCCATTGTTGTTCATTCCAACATTGAACTCCAAACGGGTACGCACACAAGCCTGAATAACCCCACTCTACCTTCCAAGCTTCGCCCGCGTTGGTATCAGGGCCTCCAGGGCCGCCGTCGCCAGCTTTCCAGATTCCATATATACATTGATAAGCAGTGCTTTTGCATTGCTGACTATCTGACTTGATACTACCATATCCGCCCTGTACTGATGTTGGGTAATCAATACACCAACGTCCAACTTGTGGGCTTGCTGGAGCAAAACAAATACAACTACAGCAAGGATATGACCAAACATTGGTTACGCAAGATGAACCCAGGCCTCCGCCTCCGCCGGCTACACCACTAAAACAGTTTCCGCATAGTATGCTGGAGCAACCACCGCACAAGTTTCTTGGAGATCCAGCACTTGCTCCACCTGCCAATATCATGTTACAACAAGCAGTAGAACCAACTTGGCCTTCAGTAAATTGCATCACATAGCAATATCCACAAACTGACCCAGCAACAAAACACTTACAACTACCGCAATAGTGACTGTATGATCCGCCGCAATAGTTACAAGTCCACCCTGAACATCCGCCACGACTGTTCCAGTCGCCTCCTGAAGCTGCTCCTGGAGTCATTCCGGCAGCACCACCTGCTGTATGCACTGCTACGCTGTTGCAAGCCACGGTACTATCTTGTTCTTGTCGACCTACCACTATAGTAAATGCAGTGCTGCCAGCTGTGACTGCATGACACTTGTCGCTATATGCACCGCCTGCACCTGCCGCACTGTTACATACTGTGCCGTCAAAGTTTACACTTCCGCACTTGGGTTTGCCGCCACCGCCAACAATCACTGTTCTTGCACAGATAGCACCAGTAGGCACCGTAAATGTGTACGTGCCTGGTCTATCGTATACTACTTTATATTGCCAACATTGTTTACCGTTATAAGAAACTTTTGCACCCGGAACTACGGGAGCTGTTTTTTCAGCAATACTTGTTGTTATTGTAATTGGTACAAAACGTCCCATTGTATCACTCCTTATGTTGTGCTAGTTTCAATTCCGTATGCCACTGCATTAACTCCGGTAGTACTTGAAGATACTGCTAACAATTGTCCCGCAGATAATACCAAACCAGTTCGTTCTAGCACAGAATTAGCTGGAATAGTTATTCCATATTCAATCCATTCTGCTAAACCTGGACTAGCCGAAGTAGCAATTGCTACTCTTGCTGTTACCGGTGATGCAGTTCTATTAACTACTGAAACGTTAACTACTGCAAAATACCCTGTTGGGCAAGTGTACACAGTTTGCGTGGTACCAATTGTACCTGCTAAATCTGCTGTTCCTAATCTTCCTGTTGCTGCTGGCATGTTAAATCTCCGTTTATCTTAGTAAGAAGTAGTTTAATGCTAAGGGACTACCATCTATTCCCTGTGTGAAGTTAGCTTTACTCTTTATATTTATCTGAGTACCGGCAGTATTAGTTATAGTACTTCCAGTAATTTGAATAGTTCCTGCTACTAGCGTATTTACATTAACTGTACTTGATCCGCCGCCAATTTGGCTAGCAATGTAAGTTCTAATGGCACGTTGAGTTGGCACAATACTATCACTATTGGCTGTAAATGTGCCGTCTGTTGAGAACGCATTGATACTGGTATTTGAGCTTCCTAAGCTAACTGCACCCAATTGTAGTGTTTGTAAACCGCTCAAGTTAAACGCATTGGCATTCAATGTGGCAATACCAGTACTTTGTTGTACAGTAAACAATCCACCCACGTTGAAGTTACCATCTTGGTCAGTACTTGTGTAGAATACTCGTCCTCCGCCATTCTCCACCGTCATATTTGCCGGAATGGCCGGATTAGTAATATTTGGATAGTTAGTGGCCGCAATATTTCCAGTACCGATACTCAAGAAATCATGTCCAGTCAAACGAACTTGACTGTACTGTATACGCATTTCAATTGCCACGCCGTGTACTGGTGCAAGCGGTATTGACATGTTAGGACTAATTTGCAATACACAACTATAGTTACCTGCAGAACCTGTTAAACTACTCACAACAACAAGTTTATAGTAAGTGGTATTTCCTGCAAACAATACGTTTGATCCTGCGGTTGGAACAGCTGACATATTATTAACAACCATGTACTGACTGTTTTGATAAGTGTCAGAATAACCAGTGCCTGTCACAAGAGTTGTAGCAGTTGTATATCCAGTGCCGCGATTACTAAATGTTGGATTACCCAATGCACCAATTCCGGTTCTCACAGTGTAAGTTGCGGCTGATGTGGCATTTGGATCTCCAAGCGTGATTGTTGGAGGAGTTGTATAACCTGAACCTGGTTCATAGATTCTAAAACTTGCCAACTGTCCTGATGCCACAACTGCACGGGCTTGTGCTTGTGTAAAGTTTGGAATACTCAATGCACTGGTTCCGCCCGTTGCAATCACTGCCCATATAGGAGCACCAGATGTAATAGTAATACTACCTGTTCCAGTAGCATGATTAGTTCCCACAGTCCAAGTACTACTTGAACTGAATTGCGATCCTGTCAAGTTACCTGTGATAGTCGTACCTGCAATAATTCCAATACCGTTTAGTACTGCACCGGATACAATACCGCTACCTGTAGGAGTACTTGTGACAGTTAAAGTTGTTCCTGAAATACTTCCAGTAAAACTAGTATTAGTATTACCAAATGTTAATGCATTCCATGCACTGTTAGTAATAGCTCTGCTGGTCCAGTTGATACCGTCTGGACTACTTGCGGCTGCACCTAATCCAGTTGCACTGGTCCATGCACCGCCACTGTTGCCAGTTACAGCAAAGATTGGGCTCAAAGTTGAACTTGTGCTGACTGTGATCTGATTAGTAGCACTATTAATAGTAGCAACATAGTACGTTGACGCACTGGTCAACCCGCCTAGGTATGAACCAGCTGTTGCAGATAGTGATCCAGTTGCACCATTAGTTACTGCTTGGTTAGCACCACCAAAACTAGTGCTTACACCAATTGCAGTTGCACTTGGAACTTCTGTAATATAGTAAGTACCGTCAACAACTAGTGTTATTCCAGTTGGGGTACCTGCTGTAGTTACCACACCCGCACCGTCTTTGGTAGTTGATAGTGTGAATGCAGTTGTTCCGTTTGTTCCAATGATATAATACACAGTGCCAGTTGTGTAACCTGTAATAGTCACACCACCCAGTGTACCTGTAATAGTTACTTTTTGTCCAATTACAAGAACTGCCGCTGTACATGCAAACTGTCCAGCAATACCTGTTGTAGTAACGCTTGCCAATGTTTGTGTACTTGGAGCAATACCGCTGAAGCTAGTGCCAGTAAATGCAATTGATTCTCCCACTGCCATACCAGCTGAGCTTGTCACAGTTAACAAATTATTAGTACCAGTAATTTGTGTTGCTGTGGTAGTTTGTGTACCGCTTAATGTGTAGCTTAAACCACTAATTGCAATAGTACCGGTAGAACTGATAGGTGTACTTATTGTATATGTTCCTGCACCGCCGGTGCCTGATCCAAATGCTGTGATATAACCAATCAAGTTATTTCCAACAATTGAACTGTTTTGGTAAGAAACACTATTCAAGTTATAAGTTAAACCAGTTGGCGTACCTGTTGTAGTTACAACACCAACACCGTTTGAAGTTGTTGACAATGTAAATGTTGTTGTACCGTTAGTGGCAATGATATAATACACTGCACCAGTTGCATAGCCTGTAAGAGTTATACCACCCAGTGTTCCTGTAATTCCAACGGTTTGTCCAACTGCTAATGTAGTGGCAGCACATGTGAATTGGCCGCCTGTTCCTACTGCTACTACAGAACTAAGAGTTGGTGAAGTTAATGTATATGCTGTTCCGCTAAAACTTGTACCACCGGCAACTGAAGCTGTTGGTGCTGGACTTACATAATAAGTTCCTGCACCGCCAGTTCCACTAAAGTTTGCAGTAACAAATGTTCCCGGAGCAGCCACGTTTCCGCCTGTTCCAGTTAATCCAGATGTTGTAACAAATCTAACAAATGTTGTTGTACACGCTTGCACGTTGAATGTTCCGTTGTAAACTGCTTGACTATTACCTGTTATGGTAATTGCTTGTCCAACAGCAAACGGTGCAGTACTTTGTGGCGAGGTAAACGTCACAGTGGCTTGTGTAGTATCGCCCACAATGCTAGTAATTGCTAAATTCTGTGCAACAAATCCACCAGTCCAGGAAAGAACCGATCCAGGAACAACTGTTCCAACACCAACACCTGATACGTTTAGTACTACAGGCGTAGCTGTAATAGTTGTACTTGCAACTGTTTGGCTAATGTTCACAGTCCATGTACTTGGATTACTTGTAGCAGTGCCTGTCAAGTTGGCTGCAACATAAGTTCCGCCCACTACACCTGTTCCACTCAATACATAACCTACCACAATACCACTGCCGCTTGGGACAGTGGATACTGACAATGTTCCGCCAAGAGCAGCCGATCCATTCAATGCAGTATTTGGTGCAATACTACCAGTAAATGTCACTGCTGTACCTGTTGCAATGGCAGCAAAGAATGTACTTGAATTCACTGCACTAATTGAAGTTGTTGTTGGAATGTTCGGGCCACCAATATACATGCCAGCCGCTGGAGTTCCAGCTGTAATACCTGCAAGACTCAAATTAGATGTTCCTGCATTACCTGGCATTACTTGAGCATATGTATTACTGAATGTATTTCCAGTAAGTGCCTGACCAATTGCAACAGTTCCAGTTACAGTGCCGCCAATTGTTAGTGATGTAGAACTAGCACTTGATGCAGTTGATGTAAAAGAAGTTGATCCAGTAACATATAGTTGATTAGAATACACTACACCTGCACCAACAAACGTGCTGGTTAATGTGTAAGTTAATCCAGTCGGAGTACCTGCTGTGGTTGTTATAGCAGTTCCGCCAAACGATGTAGACAATGTAAATGTTGTTGTACCGTTAGTAGCTATGATATAGTATGTAGTTGGATCAGTATATCCACTAATTGAACCTGCACCGCCATAAGTTCCGCTAATAACAAGACGTTGTCCAATTTGCAACGTTGCAGATGTACAACTAAATGTGCCGCCTGTACCCGTAATTACCACACCTGTTAATGTTTGTAGTGTAGTGGCCGCATTAGTCATCTGCACACTAGTTGTTGTTGGCAAACCAGTAACATTATAGTTTCCGTTATAAGTGATTGGAGTTACACCTTGTACCGAAATACTTTGTCCAAGTGCAAACGGAATTGCTTTGTAATATGTGTAACTTAATCCAGTTGGAGTACCTGCTGTAGTTACAACACCAACACCAATTTCATATACGTATACGCTGGTTGCGGCAGTGCCTGTTAAGAAAGTAACAGCAAGTCCGTTGGCTGTAGTACTCAGTGTAATAGAAGTGCTAGCAATTACTGATAGTACATAATAAGTTACATTTGGAATAAGTCCAACACTTGCCAAGTTTGCACCAGTAAAATACACACGTTGTCCGGCTATTAAACCAGTAGTAGATGCCATACCTAAAGTAGTAGTACCTGTAGTGGTAAATGTTTGTCCAGCGGCAGCGGTTCCGCCTCCTAACTGGAATGTTGTTGACCCGTTAGTCTGTAAAATAAAGTAAGTGGTTGGAGTACTATAACCAGTAATTGTAACACCACCCAATGTGCCGCTAAGTGTCATTGTTTGACCTGCAATCAACGGTGCAGTTGTTGCTGTGCAAGCAAATTGTCCAGCTGTACCAGTAGTAGTAACTCCACTTAATGCTTCAGTTTGTGCATTAAATGTTAATGTTACTGTTCCAGAGGTATTACTTGCACCAGTAATTGCAATATTTTGTGCAGATGCTACGTTGTTTCCACTACCGTTTCCACCAATAATCATACCAGTTGTAATAGTACCTTGATTAACCATACCTGGAGAAAGAACATTTAAAGCACCAGCAATTCCAGTAACTGAAGTATTACTGAGACTTGCAAATGTGCTAACAGCCGCAGTGGCAGTTGTGCTCTGTGTTACGGCTGTAGGAATCCAAGTTTGACCAGTTGCCATACCTGCTGAACTACTCAACTGAATTTGATTACTGTTGGCATATGCCGCAGTAATAGTAGGAGTTAATGTACTTGCAGTAGCAAGGAATGTGCCTTGACCGTATGCAACATTTTTCCAAGCATAGATTGCTGGTAATAATGTTGTGGGAGTAGTCCAATTAATACCGTCAGTACTGTATGCAGTTTGTTGACCACCTTGTGCCACTGCAACAAATCTTCCGTTACCCCAAGAAATACTTGTCCAGTATGCACTTTGTGGAAGTGTACTTGCTGTCCAAGACACTCCATCCACACTGTATGCGGCTGCGGTTGATAATGATGTTCCGCCAGCAATTGCTACAAATAACCCTGGGCCTGTGCCGTACGCAATACCAGTCCATGGGTTGCTAACAAGAGATCCGCCTGCATTCCAGCTTGTTCCATTTATGCTATATGAACTGGCTGTTCCGTTTGATATAGCAATAAATCTGCTGTTACCATACGCTACAGCTGACCAATTTGCAGCTTGCAGGCTTGTCATAACAGTCCAGCTTGTGCCGTTTGTGCTGTAGTATGCTACGGTAGAACTGGTTCCGCTGGCCACTGTTACAAAGTAAGTGGTTGTACTAATTGCACCGGCCGTCACACTGTTGAACGCAGAGCTAGAAAGTCCTGTCATTGCTGTCCAGTTGATACCATCTACACTGTAAGCAGATACACCTGCTGAGTTTGCAACTGCAACAAAACGTCCGTTTGCAAATGTAGTTGAACTCCATGTGCCTGTTGGTACGGTACGTGCTGTTGTTGCATATGCTGGTGCAGTGAATGTAACTCTTGGTTCAATAACATAAGTTGTTGTGGAATCCAATACTGATTGAATGGCTGTTCCAACGACTATGTGGTCCCAACCAGCCGCATTGATAATCATAGTGCTAGCAGTTGCATCAGATAGGCCGCTTGCAATTACTAGGCCGCCTGGGCTTGCAGTAATAGCAATTTGTGTGCTTGACACAATTGCTTGAACATAATACACAACACCCGCTGATGAAAAACCGCCAATTGTGGTTCCGGTAAATGCAAGAGGCATACCAACATAGAAAGAAGTTGTGCTTGGAACTACAATCTTAGCACCTGAAGCAATCACTTGAGTTGCAGTAATTGCTGTAAAACTTTCTTTTGCAACAACACCAATTTTTGTACCTTGACTATAGTACACAAAGTATCCTTGCTGGCCGACGCCTAATCCAGATGCAATAATAACACGCATTCCTAGATATGCTCCACTTACTGCCACGTCTGATGCCGCAATTGTTATTCCTGTTGTGCTTCCGCTTTGTGCAACATTTGTAATAGTTACATATCCTGCACCAGTGGTCAACATTCTGTTTTCAAATACTGCATTGTCTCTAACTTCGTCTCCAACTGCGGCAGCATTGATTCCGTTGGCACTACTGAATGCAAAAGTAGTTCCAGTGTTTGGATATGCATTACCTGCGTTACTATATTCTAATCTATATATGGAGCTGGCGTTTGTGAACGTGTAGGCAACTTGAGCTTGTGACGCACGGTTATTAACTTTGGCTGTGATTGCTGTTTCTGTAGTATCCACATATTCAGAAACAGATCCATATTTTCCATAGGAGTTATTTCCGTTTGTGGCACGTATTTTGCCACCGTTCTCGCTTAGATAACCAATATGTGCATAGTAAGAGAAAACTGATACTAATTCTGAGCGTGCATTATTTGTTACCCATGCACCAATACCGTCATTAATAACTTGTGTGAAATCGTTAGCAACAATACTTCTGTTTCCGCCATTGTGTAATGATCCGTCAACTTTTAAACCAGTTGCACCAGTGCCAAATGTTGTTACGTTTTGTATATACGGACTACGTTTGTAGATCCATACACTAGGATCATCAGGTCCTGCACCTGGATCCAAACTAACATAAGCACCCGCTGTTGGACGCTGTGTGCCATAACTGTTGGCAGTGCCAAGAGTACCGTTCAACCCTTGTAGTGTACAGTTACGTAAACCCGTTCCATTACGCATGTAGAACATGTTGCTAGTAGTATAACCAGTTGTTGGTTGGATAATAGTTCCGCGTAATTCATCACCAACGATTGCAGTATTTTCTGGAACACTGATTGGAAGGATTTCACTGAATGTACCTGTCTTAACAAAAATTGTGCTTGTTTGACCAGTTGTTGGCAAAGGAATACCAGCTGTACTGGAAGCTGTAAGTGCATTGATAACAATGTCAAGCAAGTTATTAAGAGCAGTTAATGATCCAACTTCAGCAGTTCCGCCCGAAGTTACTTGAGTCACAACTGGGCTAAAGCTAGTTAATGTTTGATAATTGTTTGCTGGTGTTGTTTTATTAATAGCATTTGTAACCAATGTTTTTAAATATGTTAACGCCGGAAGAAAGAATGGCATGTCTGAAGTGACTGCGGCATTGTAAAAAGTCGTCGGTGTTGCAAAATATGATTGTGCCACAGCCACAGTATTGGCGTTGCTAGAACGTATCAAATCTTGGCTGATAGCATCTAATATCAACTTTGAATCGCGAATAGTTTTTGTTATGTCAATAACTGAACCTGGAAGATATGGAGAAACACTGTTGGCTTTATTATAAACAATAAATTGAGCTACTTCGCGTGTTAAAAAATTAGTATTGGCAACTAATCTAGTGTTGGCAATTGGATAAGTTGTGCCTGCTGCCACTGTATCACATGCAAATTTAATTGTTCTAAAAGGTTTGTCTAAAGTAGTGCCTTGACCGTTGGTGGTTACATCAGTTCCTGTAGTGGCAACATAATAAATATTGGCGATATCACCAAATGTGTTCCATACCAAATTGGTCCCGCTTACTGTTAGTACTTGGCCGTCAGTACCAATTGGCAATCTTGCTGGGCCTGCACCACCATAATATACCAAATCACCTTGCGTAGTTAGTACTGAAGTTTCAACACCACCTGCCAGTTGATTCCAGTAAGTGGCCAATGTATCATTGTCAGGACGATTACCAGTTGCACCGGTATGTGCCAATATACAAACATACGAACTGTTGTTGTAACGAACACTGTCTCCAAGAACATAATTGGCAGTTGTCCATGTACCCATCCACTTGTACCCTGGATTTAACTGCTCCCAATATGTTAAGTTTGGTGGCTGATGATTTGTCCCGTCAAGTATTGCTAGGTATGTGTATCCATTTAGTCTCGCAACATCGCCTACTTTGTATGCAGTACCTGTTGAAAAATCGCCTCGGAAATTAAATCCAGTACTTAAAATATTCCAGTCTGATCCAGTATAAGCTGTTGGAATACGATTTGTATTGTTAGTTGCTGACACATAGCTGTATCCGCCGTATGTTACAACGTCTCCTGGAAAATACGCTACAGAAGTGCTGTACGTACTCATGAATTCTAAACCTTCAACAAAGCGGGCCCAGTAAGCACTATCAGCGGCCCAAGTGGCAGCGGATACGTTAACGCCTATACAAATCCAAAGTCCCGCACCTTCTTTAACAACATCGTTAAGTTTGTAACGTGTTCCGCTGGCAGCCCAAGTTCCTTTGTAATCAAAACTTTGATTAACAATGTCCCACTTGGTTTGATCAGCTTCTAATCCGCCGCCTAATGTTGTTGCAGATGAATTGCTGGTGTGACTGGTTTTGCAACGATAAACTGTTGCACCGTACTTGACAATGTCGCCAACTTTGTAATATGTGCTAATTGCCCAGGTACCTAACCAGTTGAATGCACTGGCAAATAATTCCCACTTGGCTTGATCATCTTCAAGATATGTTTGGCTAGCATGACCTGTTTTACAAATATAAACTTGACCGCCCCATGTAACAGTATCACCTACTTTATAATAAGTTCCGCCTGTTACCCACGTTCCTAACCAGGCTTGACCGTCTGCGGCCAGTTGCCAATTTGATGTTAAATCTGTATAAAAATTAGAAGTAGAAGTATGTCCTAATATACAAACATAAGTTTTACTGCCGTATCTTACTACGTCATCCTTGATGTAGGTAGTGCCGCCGGCGACCCATGTATTTTTCCATACAAATCTAATTCTACCTAGTTTAAATTCTGCCATTTTCTACTCCAAAATTAACTTTATAATATTTATCAATTGTTATTAACGCATACTCGCTATAAAATACGAGCTTGCTAACATGTGTCCGTCGACACCGCCTGTGAATAATACTTTGCTTTTAAATCCAATTGCATATGCGGCACCTGTCACTGGATCAAAACCTTGTGTATTTTGTATGTTCTGATTTACTACACCACCAGTTGTGCTGTTACTAATACTAATAAAACCTGCTGTTATTGCATTGACTGACAAATTAGCTCCGCCACCACCAATTCTAGATGCAATATACGATTTGATTGCACGTTGAGTAACAATTACTCCATCTGAGTTAGCAGGTAATGTTGCATCTGTTGATATTTCTGTAATAGTTGCACTGGTACCACCCAACACAATGGCACCAAGACTTATCTGTGTTAGGCCAGACAAATTAAAGAAGCTAGCATTCAATGTTGCAATTCCGGTGCTTTGTTCAACTTTGAATAATGTTCCAACTCTGAAGTTGCCGTCTTGGTCTGTAGCAGTGTAAAATACGCGGCCGCCTCCAAATTCAGCTGCAAGGTGTCCAGATTTAATTGTGGTTATATCTTGATTAGGGTAATTGGTGGTTGCAAAATTTCCAGTACCTATTTCCAAAAAGTCGTGTCCAGTCAAACGAACTTGACTATAGTTTACTCTAAATACCAAACCATTGCCCTGGTCAGGTGCATATGCCAAATCTAATGTTGGATTCAATTGTATCCGAGCGGCATAAGGGCCAGCTCCTGATATATTATCAATTGATACTAACCGGTAGTTGGTTGCATTTGTTGGATTGCCACTTATAGTAATATTTGCACCAGGGCCAGGAATATTTGTTAAATTATTAACATACAAGTAAGATCCGTATTGATATGCATCTGCATATCCAGTACCTGTTAATATGGTAGCAGATGCTGTTAGATAATTAGTTCCGCGGCTTGAAAAATTAGGAGTTGATAATACACCGTTACCTATTCGAACAACATAAGATACTGGATCGCCTCGATTAGGATCAGTTATTACAATTGTAGGTGCTGATGCATAACCTGATCCTGGATCCATAATTCTAAATTTAGAAATTCTTCCTGAAACAACTACTGCACGGGCTCTTGCTAAAGTACCAGATGTAGGTGTAGAAAATGTAACGCGAGGCTCAATACTGTATTGGGTAGTGGTATCTAAATCAACAGCGGCTGTTCCAGTAACCACATGATCCCATCCAGAAACTTGTGTGCTTTCTGTGTAAATTGTTGCCATCTTAGTTGTTGCATTGTATGCTTGAATATAACCATATTGTCCTGCACCTTTGCCTGCTATAATAACAATTCGTAATCCAACATAATTAACAGATGCATTAGAATCACTTTGTGCCAAATAAATGGTGCCATTTGAAGCATACCCAACTTGTGCATTATTCACTACATTTAAATAACCGCTGCCGCCTGCACTATTTCCAGTACCCGGGTCAACTAATCGTATTTCCATGACGCCGCCGTTTCTAACTACAGCTGAACTTACAGTTGCACCCAAGCCTGTACCAGTAATACTAAATGTAGTGCTACTATTGTAATTTTTTCCAGCATTATCGTACTCAAATCCTAATACATTTTGTCCATCGCAAAATACAAATCCAATTGTTGCTGGAGTAGCAATGTTATTTACAGTGCCTGTAATTGGAATTTCATCTGCCGCAGTACCTTCAGACACTGAACCGTAATCACCGTATGAGTTATTTCCGTCTGTAGCACGAATTTTTCCGCCGTTTTCGCACAAATATCCAATATGATTATAATATGTAAAGACACTAACCAACTCAGAACGAGCTTTGTTAGTTACCCATGCTCCAATACCATCACTTATGACCATTGTAAAGTCGTTGGCCACAATGGATTTGTTTCCGCCGCCATGAAGGTCACCGTCAATCTTAAGTCCAACGCAACCAGTTCCAAGTGCAGTTACATTTTGTACATAGGGACTTTTGCTGGTAATTTGAGCAGCAGGATTGGTAGCTCCAAGTGGATCTAAACTAACATAAGCCCCGCCACTAGGTCGTTTGGTTAGATAACTGTTAAATGGGCCCAGCGTACCAGTTAAGCCTTGTAAGGTCATGTTTCTAATACCAGTTCCGTTTCTAACATAAAACATGTTGCTGCCAGTGTAGCCGCTGGCTGGTTGAATAACTGTTCCGCGTAATTCATCGCCCACTAATGCCACGTCAGCAGGAATAGTGATAGGAAGTTGTTCTGAATAAATTCCAGTTTTAATAAAAATAGTTGAATTTGAGGGCACGTTATCGCATGCATATTTGACTGTTCGATAAGGTTTATCCAATGTTAAACCATATCCAGCGAGATCAGTTCCGTATGTTGCCACATAATATACTTTGGGGAATATTGCTCCAAATGTAGTCCACTGAATATTTGTGCCCGATACTCTCAATACTTGTCCATCAGTTCCCGCAGGCAATCTTGCAGTTGCACTATTATTATACCAAACTGTATCACCAGGTGTAGTCATTACATTGTTAGGATTACCCAACACATAATTTTCCCAATAATTCTGTGCTATCAGCGGGTCAGTTAATCCAGTTGTGCTGCCAGCACCACCGGTTGCAGTTCCTGAAAAAGTTACAGCAGTAATTCCTTTACTAACATTTATAGTATACACAGTGAGTGTAATATCATTAGTCGGAGTTGCTCCTCCTAAACTACTTCCTAAAATTACAATTTGCTGTCCTACATAGTATCCAGTACCAGCAGTTGTTACTGTAACACTTGCATATGCTGTAGTGCCGTCTTTGACCACGGTGAATACAGCACCAGATCCTTGATTTGGTCTTTTAAGTGTACTGTCAGCAACATGAGTTAAAATACAATTGTATGTATGCGAACCAAATGTTACCAAATCTCCAAGACGGTATTCAACAGGTGCTAAAAATGTATCCTGTTGCCAAACGCCACGCCACGCATGTCCTAAATTAAGTTGTTGCCAATATGTACCGTTAGGAGGTTTTACGTTTGTGTTATCTAATATAGCTGTATACAAATATCCATTAAATCTAATTACATCACCAACTAGATAATTTACGGGTTGTAACAAATATGTTGCGGCCCAGTCGCCACGAAAGTTGTAATTTTGTGTTACAGTACTCCAATATGCAGTGGCAATAACTGGATTTTGGCCCACATTATTCTGAATTGCACGATACTTGTAACCTCCATATCCAACAACATCGCCTTCTTGATAGATAGTACTATTGACCCATGTGTTTGATTCGTACTGTAATCCATCTAGATATACTGCCCAGTTACCTAAGTCAATTGCAAATGTATTAGACGTATGTTGTGTATTACATTTCCAAAGTGTACCACCCCACTTGACAATATCCCCTACTTTATATCGATAACTAGCAGTCCAATCAGTTTTGTATTCTGATTGCTGTAACACTACATCCCAATAAGACGAATGTGCTTCTAAACCCGAGCTTGTTGAGGCCGCACTGTTATGTGCAGTATTACATTTATAAACTATAGCACCGTACTTGACAATATCCCCTACTTTATATCGAGTGTTGATTGACCATGTATTTTGCCAAGCATGTGTTTTAGCAACAATTTCCCATTTGGCTTGATCTGCTTCAAGTCCTGTAACGTTATCAAGACCTACAACAGGAACTGTTGATATTTGATTTTGTATTAATGCGTTACTGGTGTGGCTCGTTAAGCAACGATAAACTATACCATTATAGCGTACCATATCGCCAGGATTATAAAGTGTACTGATAGCCCACGTGCTTCTCCAAGTGTACCCATCAAACATCAATCTCCAATTTGGAGTTGTTGCTGTTAAGTCTGGTAGAAAAGTTGAAGACGAAGTATGTGTAACCATACAGACATATGTTTTGCCGCCGTAGTTGGCAACATCGTCTTTAACATAAGAAGTCGTGCCAACCCAAGCACCTTTCCAGGTATATCTAATTCTTGCTATTTTAAAATCGGCCATAGTCTGCTCTTTATATTATTTTTAAGTTGAAATCCCTGTTGGATAACTATACTTTGTATTTATTCGGGCGGTCAAATCACCAGATGCGTTGACATAATAATACATGCTACGATCGTCCCAGCGATATTGTTCATAGATCAAATTGCTAAAAACAATATTATGATACACATCTCTGTTTTCATAAAAATCAGTGCCTATTTCAAAATTTTCGTAGTTATTTGCAACATCGCCGTCGTTGTTAACTTGTAATGAATCAGTTCGGCTTAATTGATTGACTCTGGATAAAAATAGTTCACCGTCATCGTTCCTGCGTAGCCCGTAAAAATATTGCGGACTTGTTCCAATTTGTTCTTCTTTTGTTCTTCCAAAAAAGTAATTGCTTGAAGACATGATTGCTCCTTATGCTATTTCTGCGTAGCTAGCAATTGAATCTATGCTGGCTGCGGTGTCGCTTACTACACTAATACTACAACTATTGCCTAATATTATTTTTTCGCCTTGTTGTACCAGTTTGGCACTGGTGTAGGGCGGAATTATTAATTGTTTTATATAGAATCCTGTAGTAGTTGTTGCATCAGTGATTGTAACATCCACAATTACATCTTCGTCTGCTGTGTTTGCTAAACTCAATCCAATAAGTGTAAAAATATTTGAAGCAGAGGTGCTTAACAACACTACTGGGCTTGTTCCTATATCCTTGTTTACTTTTGTTCTAAAATAGGTGGTCATGATTCTTATCCAAAAATTATTGTCTGTGCAATACCAATGTCGTTGGCCACATCAGCAGTCACGCCTGCAGAGCTTCCTGCAACGCTAAACCAAGACGAGCCAGTCCACATTTCAACTAAATTTAATTCGTTATTATAACGTATCATTCCTTGTTCAGCATAAAATGCAGTTGGTCTTCCAGACACGGTTCCAACAGGAATTACTACGCCGTTAGTTCCTGCAAATTTCACATAGCCGGTACCTGTTTCAACAAATTGTGTTACACCGCCTGCCGAAGTATTGGTTATGGTATTATTAGCTAATTTTAAATTTCCAACAACCACACCGCCTGATCCAGTAGTAACTAAATTAATATTGTCATTAATATTCCGTGTGGTTATACTGCTGCCGCTAACATCCAACCCAGCAGTTTTAAAGTCAGTTACTGTTAAATCAGTTGCTGTTATAGTACCAATTGTGGCAGTGTTTGAATATACAGTTGCCCATTTAAGACCTGGCGATCCAAGATTAAATTGATTGTGTTGACTAGGTATAATATCACTACTAACTTCACCTGTGAATGTTACAGTATCAGTACTTTGATCGCCAATTACAATATTGCCGTCAGCAGTTATAGTTCCAGTAGCATGAAGATTTCCATAAACATTAACATTGGAATTAATGTTTACTTGTCCAGATCCTGATGTTGATATTTCTAAATTAGTGTTAGTGCCAAGCGTGGCAATTGTATTTCCATCAATTGATAACTGTGTACCAATTAACATTCGAGATTGATAAACCACTGCATTAAGTCCAGTTGGTTCAATATATATCGAGCCTTCTGAACTACTAATTAAATTATTAGTAACAGTAAATGTAGCTAGTTTAGATTGTGTAGTTACTTCAAGATTAGTACTACGTGTAGTTCCGTTGACATCTAATGGGTACTGAGGAGATGCGGTTTTGATACCCACCTGGCGGCTGTTAACATCTAAATAAAGTAAGTTCGTCTCAAAGGCCAGGTTTACTCCGTTACGAAGTAAATTATCCTTTAAGAGCGGACCTGAGATTCGACCAACAGCCATTTACGCTCCTTTGTACCCCGAGTTTCACGGTTAACCACCTTGCATTGCGGGTTTACCACAGTTGAATATCGTAAAAGTTTGGTCAACTTTTACAGTAATAGTATTTATTATATTTTGATTTTTAGCCCAGTATAAGGCTCCAAAGATCCATTGTGTCGGTAACTTCTTGGTTAGACAATACTGGACTTGTTCCGATACTAGGAATCCATTTGCGTTGAACAGTTACTGTACTGCCCGATGGCAAATTAGCAGTTAATGTAGTACTGAATGTTATACTGACATTTGTAACAATTCCCAAAACTATTGTACCTTCTGGAAATGCCCCGGGAGAAATTATAAAATCTCCAATACCAAATCCAGAAGTTGCATTTGTGTATATAATATTATCACCTATACTAGCATCAGTTGTTGTAACCACTAGTGTAATTGTACTGGTATTTGATACATTGGCATAAACTTCAACATAGTTTAATGTGTTGTTGTATCTAAACGTTCCAATTTCAGGATTAGTAGGACGTTGTAATGTGGTTCCTGACGGAATTACCACACCGTTGGATCCGCTAAACTTTACATATCCAGTTACGCGTCCAATGCCGTCAGGCACATTGTTATAAAATGATAGTACTGTGTTATCAGTATGAGAGATGAGGCCGCTTTGATTTATATTAAGAAAGTCATTAAATCTTAAAGTTCCTACTCCAGAAGTAACTAAATTTAAATCAGTATCATTAATAATGTTAGAAATAGTAAGATTATTAAATCTCACATTACC